GAACTTATTAATGAGCCGGTTGAACCCGTTATTGATACGTCAAAAGAAATTTATCGCAAAATGACTTTACCGGCATTAAAGGCGCTTGTCATCACCAAGGGTCTTTCCACCGACCCCAGTAAATTGAAAAAGCCGGAATTATTGAAATTATTAGAAGCGAATGAAGAATAAATAAAAAATATAATCGTATATTATAAATGTCTTATTCTTCATTTAACCAAGCAGATACAGTTTCAAAATCATCTTTAGGCTATAATACAAATAATAAATATCCCGAATTCCCGCCTTTAATGGCCGACGGTAGAGCTGTTAGCGCATCTTACCAACCCGAGTCCATAATTAATAACGATATTATTATGAGGAATAATATTAAGTCGAATTGGTATTACAGACAATATTTAACAAAAAACGCTCAACAAATCATGGAGCAGAACTTCCGCGAAGCATGTAACGATTCGGGTAGTTTTGCCAAATCCTACGAGATTCATAATAGCGCTAATATAATAAAAGACCCCATGACCGGTCCGCACGTTTACGGCAAAAACAATTTGAATGAAACTCCGTTTGGCCATAGTTCAAGTGACCTCAAAACAACTTATTTATCCAGAGAACAATTGACTGAATCAAAAGGAGTCACTGCGTCGTTAGGAAACTAAAATTAAAATAGATTTATATCAAAAGTAATGAAACTCATTAGTTTTGATATTGGTATAAAAAATATGGCCTTTTGTTGTTTCGATGTTTCTGGTGAGACTATTTCTATCGGAAATTGGGCAGTACTCAATTTATTAGACGAGGATGCGCCAAAACAGTTTTGTAGTTGTTCCTTAAAACCGAAAAAGGGTGTCGCCGGACCCTGTACCAAGACAGCCAAATACCAAAAAAGCGGCCTACTCTATTGCGAAAAACATGCGAAATTGAATAAAGATTTTTTGATTCCAGTGAAAGAATGTTCTCAAACTGCCTTGAAAAAACTCAAAGCGGATGAACTCAGGGCTGTTTGTACTAAATATGCCATTGGTTGTGACGCGCAAACAAAAAAGGCGATATTGGAATGTCTAGACGTTCATTTTGAACGCGTATGTTATGAACCATTAAAAATTAAAAAAGCGGTAGGCGCGGGCGACACAGATTTGGTGACCATTGGTAAAAACATGAAAAAAATGTTTGACGAAATTGAGAACATTCAACGACCGGACATTGTCGTTATTGAGAACCAAATATCACCCATCGCCAATCGTATGAAAACAATACAAGGTATGGTTGCGCAATATTTTATTATGAAAGATTCGAATGTACAAATTGACTTCGTATCCTCTGCAAATAAATTAAAGGATTTCACACCTTTAGAGAACACGCTGCGTGGGCCTGACGAAAAAACGTACCAGAAAAATAAGAAAAATGGTGTAGAATATTGTTCTCACTTATTACAAGCGAACCCCTGTTTTAATAGATGGTCCCATGTATTAGATACCAAAAAGAAGGATGATTTGGCGGACTGCTTTTTACAAGGAATATGGTTTATGAAAAATAAATTGAATATTATGCGGAGAACTTAAAAATAAATATTGTAGGATTAACATAATGGAAGTGATAGACATCGGATTAAACGATTTAGAACCAATTTCTCTTAGTTTTAACGATGGTCCTCCTTCAAAGGCTGTTAATTTTGGTCCGGGAATCGAATTGCTTATGAACGACAAAAAGAAATCACCAGCGAGCGGTAGCGTAGATTTAGGAGATTTGAATAATTTGGAGAACGAATTAAATGAGCTATCCGGTGCATCCGAGTCTGCCAAGCCGTCAGGCGAATCAAAGACACTTAGTGGTTTTGCTGCGAATTTGTTTGGCTTCGATAGTAAGCCCGAGAATAATGATTCGAAATTGGGTTCGGCCACTTCAGAGAACGCCGGAAATACGAAAACATGGGATGGATTTTCGAAGCTAAATGAGGTGCCCCTACACGATGAACCCCGTGCCTCGGCAAAGTTAAACGACAGAGAGAAACGCAGAAAGAAGCGTGCTATGATTAAGAAACTCGAAGAGTGGCACGAAAAGGGCTTGGTGAAACATAGTTCGCATTTTAATATGGATTCGAATTTCGAGGAGGTCGAGGACGAATATGAGACTGCTCTTGAGGATAAGCGTAAGAAGGATAGCGTTAAATTACAGGGTTGGTGGTTTATGACGTTTGTTAACTCGGTGGAATATGCGAATGCGGCATTTAATCCATTTGATATTAATTTGGATGGCTGGGGAGAACAAGTCAATGAAGATATTGATAGTTATGAGGAGATTTTTAATGAGCTCCATGAGAAATATAAGGGCGGCAAGTTGGCCCCCGAACTTTCTCTTCTTTTGCGTCTAGGCTTTAGCGCCGCAGTAGTTAATTTCACAAATAAGGCTTTGTCTACGAGCGTGCCCGGATTCAATGACGTGATTCGCCAAAGCCCTGAATTAATGAAAGCGTTTACTAGCGCTACAGTGAATTCTATGAGCCAGCAATCTCCTGGTTTTGCGTTCGCGAATAATTTGATGCAGGAACAAGCCAATAAGCCTCGCGGACCTCCTCCTCCTCCACCTGTCGAAACAAAGTACCAACAACCCCCTTCTAGGCCCGGTATGACATTTACAGAGGCGCCCGGTAATCGCCAAGATATTAATGCCGCGCGCGGAGCGATGTTCCGAGAACAGGGTGTTGAAATCAATAATTTTAAGGGAATAAATGAGCAGAATGAGCCTATGCGCGCGCCTCCAATTCAGCCCGTTAGTCGTCCGGAAATGAGGGGACCACAAAATAGTGACATTGATAACATTCTATCTGGTCTTAAAACGAGAACCGTGGACATTCGCGACGAAGAAAACGAGTCAACGATTTCTGTTAGTTCACTGAAGGATTTGGAAAACAACACTATGCCAAAGAAGTCCCGTAGAAAGCCTCGTTCCGATAAAAATACGGTATCATTAGACATCTAATAATAATATTAATATTTAAAACAAGGATTTAAATATTATTTTATGGATTTCAATATTATGTTTGAATTTTTTAATTCCCTAGGCCAAACTCTTTATGTGGTGCAGACGATTTGTGTGGTATACGCCAAAATAGGTTCTCGAAAATTGGCGGAATACGTGAAAAATTTTAATGCGGAACACGAAATGTTCCAGGTTTGTTTCTGCGCGAATCAATGTAAGGCGTTTGTTCAACAAAAGTTGGTTTATCTGTATAACAATAACCGATTCGTCAATAAATGTACCAATTTGGTACATTATGGAGCAGTTTGGTTATATGCTCGTTTACATTATCGCAGAACAGAGCCATTCGCGAAATCATGGACTTGTGTATCTGCACTAGTAAAATCTTATTACACATACAAACAATTTACGTATAGATTCAATGAACTCTATGATACAAAGCCATTGGTCGATGTAAATGATTACAAAACTGTGTTTGAAACCGTAAAAGATATTGTAAAATCAGAGACTGCTATAGCTGAGTGCTTAGTAACTTTAAAAATAGATGATAAATATGTACATCGGTTATGTAATCCATCCACACTTTTAGTCAATGCCGGAAACAGTAAAATTATGTTTGAACAATCGGATGTTAAATTTTTGAGCATTGAATATCATAGCATGGATTACTTGACTCCTCAGGTTCTCGAATTGGATAAAAATGAATTATTAGTCAATAACGAAATTCTATCCGCGGCGTTTGTCAAACGTGCCTTAGAATATCAGATTTCTTATCATAGATTTAATAAGAATTACACGGTATTGTTGATGGATAATAATTTGAGGACTATTTCTTTGAATCAAGGAGAATATATTGTTTTACATAAAAGTTATTATTCTATTATGAATGAAAAAGGATTACGTGAAAATGTATACAATGACCGAAAACAAGAAATTGCCGAACAAACTGTTGTCAATGAATAAGATAAAATGATTTAAAAACTATTGGCAATATTAAGATACGGTAGCATCCTCTCGCATGGAAACATTGAGCGTATCAAAACCACTTAATTGTTTGCATGATAAATGGGATTTGTATTACCATTTACCACACGATAAGAATTGGGATTTGTCCGGATACACCGCGATTATGAAATCCATTGATACGGTTGAAAAGGTTGTTTCATTAAATGAAACGATTACGGAGCACGTGGTTAAGAATTGTATGTTCTTTGTTATGCGTAATGGTATTACGCCCATGTGGGAGGATGCTCGGAATCGCAACGGCGGTTGCTTTTCCTATAAGGTAATTAATAAACAAGTGGGAGAAGTATGGAAGAATCTGTTCTATATGTTATGTGGTGAAAATCTATGTGTTCAGGAAGATTTGAATAAACATATTAATGGTATCACAATTTCTCCTAAGAAAAATTTTTGTATTATAAAAATCTGGTTAGATATTTCAACGCATCAGGACCCGAATATTATTAATGATGTGCCGAATTTATCGAAGAATGGCTGTTTATTTAAAAAGCATGAGCCCGAATTTTAGACACATATTTTATAACAATATAAAATATATGGCCAAGAAAATTGTTTATGCGATTGGGGGCAATCATTGTAGTGATACTGATTTCGTATTATAGTGTTACATATAAGGAAGGATATGCTCGTGCACCGGCACCTAAACAACAATCTAGTGATAATAAAGATAAAGAAGAAGCAACACCAGGACCCGCCTGTTTTTCTGAAGATTCTATACTTTATTTAGAGAACGGAGAAACAAAACAAATACAAGACGCGAATTTAGGAGATAAAATATTATCTTATAATCGAAAGAAAAACGAATACAAATACTCTCCTATCATTGCTATTCCTCATAAAAAGAATAATCAACTCAACAATTTTATTGAATTAAAAACATCTGGTGATAAAACAGTCAAAATGACCGAAATACATTTATTACCTGTTTTAAAAAGGTCTGCTAGCTCGTTTAAATTATTAAGTGCAGACAAAATCGAGATTGGTGATATTGTTATAAGTAAAGATGGTAATGAAACTGTCGAATCATTAAAAAACGTTGAATTAGAAGGAGTTTATACTGTAGTAACACAAGAAGAATATATTGTAGTAGATAATATTGTGGCGTCCCCGTTTTTTGAAAACTTTCACACGGCCGGTAACATTTATTATTCGTTTTTTAGGGCTTTATGTAGCGCAAATCCCGATATCATAAAATCAAATATGTATGAAAAATTCAACGAGTCCAGTCATGCATTTTATTTAAATGTCCATAAGAATATAGTAGCCATGGTACCCCAATGAAGCAAATGCTAACATAAGAACAATCTCAAATACTTTTCGTGGTGTTTCTTCTTTTTGTAAACCAATATATACCAATAGAGGTCCTACAATCAAAATATGGATATAATTAATCCAAGCATCCTTCTTAAATACCGATTTGTAAATATGATATAAGACAATAATTAAGCCAGTTGCTAAAATGATAGGGTAAATATAAGTGGGCATTTTTGATTGCTTAATACCTATGTATCCTAAAAAGGTCGAGAAAAGTAAAATGTGGGCCAAATGAACAAAAAAATCTTTCATTATATTATATACAATGAAAAATTTTCATTATCACAATACCGAAAAACGTCTACATGGTGGAAATCGTATTACGCGCAAAGTTGTCATTAAAGGAGGGAAAGGTTATAAATCCGTAACCGTTAAAAAGGGCGGAAAACACAACCGTACTGTAAAACGACGTCTCAATAAAACGGAAATAGAGAAAATCAGAAAAGGTAAATTTATCAAAGGGCTCTTTACGGATTGCAAATCAGGTAATTGTTTTGCCAAGTAAAATATATATTTAAAATTATATATATTTTATTTGAATCTATGAAACGCGTAAAATTTAGTTATGTATGTGATATACATATTATACCAAACAAAGATGATATCTATTATGCGGGACTCAAAGACGTGTTGTGGTGGTCGGTAGATGAAACTGAGAATATAAAAAGAGCAGCATTTCGAGAATTCAATAAAATTCTTATCTTTAATCGCGCCAAAAACAAGAGAGCACTATACAAGACTATGTGGTATGAACTCGATTTTGATAAAATCTATGAAATCATGGAGACCTATAAAATAACACATAAAATTGAATTAAAGAAACTTTGTGAATTATATATCATTAAAACGTAAAATGAAAAAAGTTCAGAAGTATTTTCAAGGCGTTCAGCGTCCGATTACTTATTCCGTTGGCGAAAACGCAGAAGATAATGAAGATATCATTGACAAGGCAAATCCAGACGATGTTTGGTTTCATGGTCAAGGGTTTTCTTCCTGTCACGTAATCGCTGATATCAATGGACTTAAATTGGATAAAAAGCAGAAGCGGCAAATCATTACACAAGGTGCTCTTCTTTGTAAACAAAACTGTAAATATTCTTATATGTCGGATTTAGCAATTATTTATACTGAGGTTAAGAACGTGCAAAAGACAAATATCAAGGGGACGGTTCGCACGAAAGAACGGGTAAAGGTGAGAATCGTTTGAAGGAAAGTTGATTATTGTAAAGGAGGGGTTTAAGGGGAACCCTGGTTCACTTTATCGATTACCACTTCACGTAATACATTTTTTAATATCTTATCCATATATTTCTCATCTTCCTCCTGCGTTTTTCCTCCTAATGCAACTAACGAAAGGTGTAAGTATTCTTCGTTTTCTTTAGTATCTATACGCTCACAGTCGGGGTTCTCTTTTTGCCATTTTTGTAGCTGATTTAAATTCATTTGCGCTACGCGATTTACTGCACGTTGTAGCGAAACCTTTTCTGGTCCCTCTTTTTCCCACATATCATTATTTTTAATATAGACAATTTCGCGTTTAAAATCGGTACAATGAAGCGGACGTTTATGTACATCAATTTGCCGTAAGCCATGTAAAATAATCCGCGAAATACCTTCTACGTAACCTAGCCTACCCGTCGTCTCAAAATCTTTGATTTGTAGTTGTAGTGAGTTCACGAAATCGGTTATATTCAGAGCGTCTTTACAGGTTTCATTCAGGAACACATTCAAATTAAAATGATTATTTGTGGTGTTGTTTGAATTCAAATTATTAGTAACCGTCTGATTCTTTGCGAGTTCAAATATCTGTTTTTGTAAATCGTGGTTTTGTTCCATTAATTTGAGAACCATATCATTTGTCACCATGCTATTTTGATTTGTGGATGGTTCATAGGCCAAACATTTTTTCTTATGTCGCCACAAACCTGACTTATCTTTGTACTCTTTGGAACACTGGCTGCATATATGCAGAGGCTGCCGATTTTTTAATTCCGCTATTTGGGATTTTATCAACTTTTGGTCAACTTTGTCAACGTGTTTTTTGGTATTTTCGTGCTTTGTGAAATCTTTTTTATTTTCGGTCCCATAGCAACATACGTCACAATAGAAACGCTGTTTTTCTATTATGCAGTGGGGATTTTTTTGGGACATTTTATCCTAAAATAGCAACCGAAAAAATCCCCGAAGCGTTGGCCGAATTTTCAAAAAAAATTATGCAGCGCACTTTTGGCGTATTTTTTTCGTATTTACTGCATTTCAATCACAAGTCACTTTTTCCGAAAATTTGAAATCGCCTTTTTCCGTTTTTGGACATTTTAAAAATGTCCAATTCTGAAAAGTTGGCCTATTTCTTTTTGGGGATTTGTTACGGTAAATTTCACTAATATTTTAATTGTTAATATGAGACGATATATGATGTTCGGTTTAATTGTCGTAAAAAAATACAAATTTACAGTAACAAAACGCACCTTATTTTATTCGATTGTGATTGTGGCAGTAGAGACGGTTCGTTCGTCCCTAGTAATTGATGTCTTCATCACTGCAGACACATCCTTCATGATTAGATACGCCTTATAAAACGCCTGGTTGGCATCGCGAACTTCTTGGTAGCGAGACACCGTGTAATCATCTACTTGGTGAATCGCTAGCTCTTCGACAATCTGGTCGTCCAGCCGTTCAAAAAGACCTTCATATTGTCCGTAAAGTGAGAGCATGTGTTTGAACGCTTCGTTTAACGCAACGCTTTCCTCGATGGCGGGCTCAACTTTATCAAACATAAAATCATTTGCTTTAAGAACATTGAAGAACCAACCCGCAAAGTGGTGCTTAGTTTGAATTTCAATAAGTTCGTCCATACACTTGTAAGAAAGCTCGTTTTGGTCTGTATCATGTGAAAACACGTAAATGTTGTCATCGCGATTTTTCTTGGATGTTAACTCCCCAATGAATCTATGCCAGGTTGGTGCGCGAACTGAAAATGAATACATGTTGATTGTTGTTTATTGAAAACTTTTTGCCAGAAAAAAAATCAATTTTCTGGCAAAATGAGAACTTTTTTACGTATTGTCAATGACGTGGCTTATCTACGACGGAGGCAGTGGCGCCAAACACAATTTAATCTCCCCAAGTGATGCCACATCGTACTTTACAATAAGTGGCAAATCGTTGCCCAGGTACATCTCTAAATGACTACACAAAGGCGTACATTTAATAAAATGGCTAAGTGATTTCAGAGAAAATTCCCCCTGAATTATCACGGAAGCATCCGGCTTCTGAATAAATTCCATATTACCATCCGATTCGGAACGGAAAATACGAGAACTTGCGAAATTTCCCTCACAAGAAAACATCAAATCGCTACCTACTGATTTAATTTCGACACGGTCGCTCACGCCATTCAAATCACGAATAATCTTTTGGAAATCCGACGTAGGCAAATTAATAACCGTTGAATATTCTACATCCGGCACAATGAGCTCCTCCGTATCAGGCTCAATAAGTCGCAACTTCTGACTATAACACTGTTTAATATCACCATTATCATATTGTAAACCAAGGTGTGATACAATTCCCTCGTGATAATCCGACTGTTCAATATACATGGACAGAGTATCGTCATTCGACATGGTAGAAATCACCTTGAACAAATGGAGCGTATTCGCACAAACAATAATTTTCTCAGGAGCGCAGTTAAACTGCTCAAATTTATGAGAATATAAAATCACGTTCACTAATATGGTATGTGTCTTATCGAAATTAATTATCTTGAATCCGTTCTTCGTAAACGTAATCGTAGCATCCGTCAAAATATCCTTGATAGCAGTAATCATATTACGAATGGGCTGAATTTGAACAGTTTTTATAGTTAGAACATTATTCTCTTCGTTCATATTCCAATATTAAAATATCATGCGTATATTTTTATATCGTCTTTGTGATTATATATTTTATCCGAAAAATTGATTGAAATAAATCGACCTTAGCTTGAATAACTAAAAATGAGCCAATCCGACGAAAGAGAAGTAGCGCTGAATGAATTCACCCAGTTAATACGAGAACGTTTAAAACATAGTTCCAATTATTCGTTTCGCAGTGTAAATATCGACGGCGTACTATGTTACCCTGTAATTTACAAACATAGAAAAATTGTGAATTTTGAATGCATCAATATAGATTGTGAGATGACAAATAAATGGGGCGACAAAACCAAGGAAAAATACTCCGTGTATTATAAGAAATATAAGTCTATCAAGGACGCCATTTTAACAGTAGAACTTGTATGTAAGTCTTATCGCATTCATAATGGCGACTTAATCAGCCCACGTGATTATAAAATGGCGAAGGCGGAGGAGCGTTTTCTACCTTACAATGAATCTCAAGTTTGCTGTGTTTGCTATGAAAGCACACTAGACACTACGGTTTGCGACCATTATCTGTGTTTGCGGTGCAGGGAAGTATGCCTGAAGAAATGCGTGAACGATTGCCCGATGTGCCGTAATCCTAATGTGGTTTCTATATACAACATTGACAATGGACTTATCAATAATATTGTACACGGCGTTTTGCGAGAAGTTCTCGAATTTGAGAAAAAACAAGAATCACCACACAATATATTCGCCTTTATCGATAGAATTGGAAACAGGAGGATTCGAACTCCTAGTAGTGAAAGCGCGGAATCTGATGATAGCGCGTCGATGAGCTCAGAACCGTCATCCGAAAATTTATCTGAAGTAAGCACCATATACGAAAATGATTTAGGCGAAGAATCTGACGATTTACTTTCGTTTGACATAAGTGTTCTGTTTGAAGCCGCTTCACAAATCGAGCCGCTAACAATTTTGTAAACTATAATGTATTTGTTGAATATATATGAAATCAAAATATATATTGGTAATAATTTTTTTATGTTTTATTGTGGTATCATTATCGGCGCTCGCGGCATCAAATAAAGATTATATGACTGTTATGGAGAAGGACCCCGGTGAGCAACCAATATTAAATCCTGGCCACATAGATTATTTAGGCTTAAAATTTCATGCAGAAGAGGCGCATAAAGAAAAAGGATTGGACCATAGCGATATAAGCCCGAGTCTTCCGGTAGCCAAATTCGCACATAAATATTGCGATGATTTATCAAAACTTAGCGTGCCGTTTTCAAATAAGAAGCGAGATTTTTGTTTTATTGGTAACATAGACTCTTATAAACCACGAAGACAATGGGTATGTGATTTTGCCAAAGAACATTTTGATTCTAATTCCGTGTTTGTTCATACAGGTAGCGACGAAAAATGGGAATCCTTGGGTGAGTTTGACCGTTCTCATGAAAAGAAGGGGTTTGTAGCCTATTTAGTTCAAACCCGCGAAGCTCAATATAGAGAAGTAGAAGAAAACGATTTTTATTTTAAAACGATGTGCGAGAGCAAATTTATATTGTGTCCCGCTGGTGACGCACCATGGTCATTCCGTTTTTATGAAACTCTGATGTGTAAAAGTATTCCAATTGTCGAGACGGTTCATCATACTTATCGAACCAATGAAGAGAAAGAATTCGATTATACTTATTTGTTAGCCAATGACTATGATAAAATTAGCGAAGTGATGAATAATGAGGATTTGTATAAAAAATTGGTCGATAAAAACACTGAGCTATTTAGAAAACA